GCAGTGGCTAGAATGCCCTGGGCGCTGTAGCCCGTGGGCGAGTGGCTGTCAAGTAGTTCGCTCCCAGAGTCCGACGCTTGGCTATGCGACAGATAGCTAAGCGTCAGAGCATCGTTTCACGGGTCCTTCCGGCGCGAAAAGCGGGCTGACCGCATGCGGAACAGTCGGTTTTCGTGAGTTTGTTAAGTAAAACTTTGTACGACCATCCATGACGCGAGCGAAAAAAGCGAAGTCGCAATCGATTGACGAGCGAGTTCCGGGCTGCACACAGAAGCAGGCGTGGGACCGGCTCAATGCCGAGGTCCGCGCGGGCCGCCTGGAGAAACCGAGCATCTGTGTCGTCTGCGACTTGAAGGAAAAGCTGTGGGGCCATCACTGGCGGGGCTACGAGTATCCGCTTGATGTCTGGTGGGTTTGTTCGAGCTGCAATCGGTTGCTCACGGTCCACGATGGGACGCAAACGCTGGAGGATGCCCGCGCGGAGATGCCGGGTTTGAAGGCGGGGGGTGGTTACGAGGCGTACCGGGCGGGGCAAGGCATCACGTCGCTGGCGAAGTCCGCGAAGGGTCGGGACATCGGGGGAATACCCCCCATCGCGAACATCCGGCGTCGGGGCCGTTGTCGCAAGTCGCTGCGGTGGTTCTGCGAGACGTACAACCCGCAGGCGTTTACGCTTGCGTGGTCGAAGGATCACTTGCGAGTGATTGATCGGATTGAGGAAGCGGCGACGCTCGGCGCGCTGTATGCGCTCGCGATGCCGCGCGGGTCGGGCAAGACGACCCTTTGCCGAATGGCCGGGCTGTGGGCCGTGGGTTATCGGCACTGTCGCTACGTGTACCTCATCGGGGCCAACGCGACGAAGGCCGAGGACTCGCTGAACGCGGTCAAGATGTTCGTGCGGTATCTGCCGGAGTTCGCGGCGGACTTCCCTGAGATCAGTTGGCCAGCGGTCTGCCTCGGTGGAATCGCGCACCGGGCGGCGGGCCAGACGTGCGGGGGCGAGTCGACGCTGATTGAGTGGTCGTCGGAGCGGTTGATATTGCCGACGGTGCGGCCGCCGGAGAACTGGCCGAAGTCGTGGCCGCTCCGCGAGGACGGAAAGGCGCCAACCTCGGGAACGATCATTGGCACGTCGGGGTTGACGGGCGACGGGATTCGTGGGTCGGTGCTCACGCTGACAACGGGTGAGCAGGTCCGTCCGGATCTGGTGATCCTCGATGATCCGCAGTCCGCGGAGTCGGCGCACAGTGTCAGCCAGAACGCGACTCGCGAGCAGCTGGTCGGCGCGGACGTGCTCGGCATGGCGGGGCCGGGCAAGTCGATCGCGGCCGTGATGCCGTGTACGGTGATCGCGCAGAACGATTTCGCGGACCGGATTCTCGATCGGAAGAAACACCCGCTCTGGCGTGGCGAGCGCACGAAGCTGCTGAAGACGATGCCCGTGAACCTGGCGGCGTGGGAAGAGTATTTCGAGGTGTACCGGGAGTGTGCTCAGCTTGAGCCGCCGGACTACACCCGCGCGAATGTGTACTACATCGACAACCGCGAGACGCTCGACGCGGGCGCGGAATCGAGTTGGGCCGAGCGGAAGCTGCCGGGCGAGGTGTCCGCGATTCAGCACGCGATGAATTTGTACTGCCGGGGTCGGCGGACGTTCTTCGCGGAGTACCAGAACGACCCGTTGGGCGACGAGTCGACGCCGGGCCGAGTGGAGTTGCTGCCCGCGGCGATCGCGGCCCGACTGACGAACGTCCCACGGGGCGACGTGCCGCGCGAGTGCAGCCGGCTGACCGCCTTCGTGGACTGTAGCAAGGCGCTGTTGTGGTACGTCGTGGCGGGCTGGGATGAGCGGTTCGGGGGTAGCGTGGTCGATTACGGAGCGTGGCCCCGGCAGTCACGGAGCTACTTCGAGCAATCAAACGCGACGCCGACGTTGGCCGACCTGTACCCTGGCCTGATCGAAGAGGCTCGGCTGTACGCTGGCCTGCGCGACCTGACGGCGGCACTGTTCACTCGCCGGTTCGTGAAGACGGGTAACGACACGCTGACGATTGAGTTGTGCCTGGTCGACAGTGGTTGGAACACGGACACGGTGTTCAAGTTCTGTCGTGAGGCGCAACACTCGGCGTTGCTGCTGCCGTCGAAGGGCTACGGAGCGAGTACGGCTGCGAGGTCGGTTGACGAGTGGTTGGTGCGTCAGGGCGAGCGCCGTGGACCTGGCTGGCGGCTCGGGCCGGACACAACGTCGGGGAAGGGTCGCCGGGTCGCGTACGACGCGAATCACTGGAAGACGTTCATCGCACAGCGACTGCTGACTCGGCCCGCGTCGCCGGGGTGTCTGATGCTGCCGGGTGACTCGGCCCACTCGCATCAGATGCTGGCCGACCATCTCACGGCGGAGTACGCGGAGCCAATCACGGCGCGCGGTCGTACGTGGGATGCGTGGATGACGCGGCCGGATCGGGTGGACAACCACTGGTGGGACTGCTTGACCGGCGCGGCAGTGGCGGCGAGCGTGCGGGGGTTGGTGTGGGATCCCTCGGGGACGGTACGCCCGGAGCAGAACACTGTCCCCACCCCCCGCAAGGTCGCTGACCAGCAGGTGGAGGCGAGACGTAGGGGACCAGTCAACGCGAGATAGGCTAGTCCTCGTCCTTGTCCCCGCTGACCTCGCCTTTGTGCGCCCGACCGGTCCCGGTATAATGACCGCATGGCCGCCACCGACGCGAAGTCAACTCAACACCACCCACGCGGGTTAGTCTGCCCTGCCTGCGGGAACCCCCGTCTCCCTGTTGTCTTCACACGTCGCAGATCCGAACGAACGGAGCGAGTCCGCAAGTGCGGTCGGTGCGGTCATCGGGTCCGAACAAGCGAGAGGGTGACCGCCCATGCTGCCTGACCTCGGACCCATCCTTGGCGATCTAACGGGGGTGGACCTGGCTGTCAAGGAACTTCACATCCCGCCGCGCATCTGCGGTATTTACTTCCTGATTTGTCAGAGCGAGGTCGTCTACATCGGGCAGTCGGTCGAAATGGTGGGGCGCATCCGGGGCCACATCTACGCACGGGTCAAGGCATTCACTCGGGTACTGTTTATCGAGTGCGATGAGGTGGAACTTGACCGGGTCGAGACGACACTGATCCTGCACTTCAAACCGCGATACAACGGCCGTGTTTACCTGCCCGCTCTGGAGGATGTTGTTAGGGGTCGCGAGTGGGTCAGGTTGATGCGCGAGACGGCGTATTCCGTCATCCTCGGTCGGGATGGTGGCATTGACGAGAAGACGCTTTCATGGGTCGTCGGTGATGAATCGGATCGCGGACCGATTCATCAGAAACAACTCGCGCGAATTGTCGAATCGGACCATCGTGTCCGCTGGGATCAGGCCAATCTCGTTTTTGTACTCATCTAACGTACAGACGCTGTACGCACGTCATTAGCACGTCGTTTTACCACTTCCGTTTCTAGCGTACCCTGTTCTTTTTGGGGTATGCCGACTCCCGAAGAAATCGAAACCGCTGCCGCGACTGCTGCCGAGGCTGGGATTCAGTCCGCGACGGGCGCCGACGGACGTAGCGCCACGCAGATGGACCCGCTGGAGCAGCTCGACGTGAGAGATCGGCTCGCAGCGGCGGAAACGCTGACCGGGACGAACGCGCAGGGCGGCGCCAAGTCGCCGTGGAACGGCCTGCGTCCGGCCCGCTCCGTGCCGCCGGGGAGTGGCCCCACCCGATGAACGCCACGCGCGTTTCGCCGATCTTGGATCAGTGGGGTAAGCCCTACGTCCATGAACCGCCGACCGCGCCGCCCGTCACCCATCGCGCGAAGTACGACGCAGCCCAGACTGGCCCCGAGAATCGAAACCACTGGTCAAGCGCGGACGATCTCAGCGCCAACGCCGCGAACTCACCGGACGTGCGCCGTGTGCTCCGTCGCCGGGCGCGCTATGAACGCGACAACGACCCGCACCTGTGTGGCCTGACGAAGACACTGGCGCATGATCTTGTCGGTACGGGACCGCGCCTTCAACTTTCGCTGAGCGAGGAACAGCACGAAGCGGCCCGTCAGGTGGAATCGGCCTGGCAGGTGTGGTGCCGGTCGGTGGACCTCGCGGACAAGCTGCGTCTGCTCCACGAGGCACGCCCGACGGACGGAGAATCATTTGGTGTGTTCGTCACGAACCCGAACAATCCGCATCCGGTCAAGCTTGACCTTCGGATTCTTGAAGCGGAACAGATCGCGACGCCGGGCTTGAACCCGTTTGACGCGACGGCGGTGGACGGGATCGAGTTCGACGCGGCGGGGAACCCGTCGTACTACCACGTTCTCAAAGTCCATCCGGGCGACAACCGATCGTGGGGTTTGGACTATGACCGTGTGCCGGCCCGACTCGTGGTTCACTGGTTCCGTCCGTTCCGCGCGGGTCAGGCGCGTGGCGTCTCCGAACTCGCGTCCGCCATCCCCATCGGTGCGCAGACCCGCCGCTACGCGCAGGCGGTGCTGACCGCGGCGGAGTTCGCGGCGATGCTCGCGGGGGTTATGACGAGCGATCTCGGGCTGTCCAACGAGGACAGTAGCGAACCGAAGATTGAACGGTTCGACGAGGTCGAGTTATCGCGTGGGATGCTAGTCACGCTCCCCAAGGGGTACAAGGCGGAACAGTTCGACGCGAAGCAACCGACGGGCAGCTACAAGGAATTCGTCGGCGAGAAGCGGAACGAAATGGCGCGGCCGGTCCTCGCGCCGTTTAACGTCATCAGCGGCAACAGTTCGGGCTACAACTACTCGTCCGGTCGGCTGGACCACGTTCCGTATCACCGCATCGTGTGGATCGAACGCGAGCGGATGCGGGTCCGTGTCCTCGACAAGCTGTTCCTCGCGTGGTACGCGGAAGCGCTGTTGATCGGCCTGATTCCGGACGTACTTCCCGCCGTCAACGAGTGGGATTGGGACTGGCATTGGGACGGGTTCGCGTCGATCGACCCGCTGAAGGATTCGAGCGCGATCGAACTGCGGTTGCGGTTAAGTCTGACCACGCTTTCCGAAGAGTGTGCGGCGGAAGGGAAGAACTGGCGTCAGGTGATCGACCAGCGAGCCATCGAGCTGAAGTACGCGAAGTCGAAGGGACTCACGCCTGACGCGACCGGCTCGGGATGGACCTTGGGCGCCGACGACGCGGACGGCGAATCGACGGTGACGCGGAAGGGGGCGCCCAATGTCCCTTAGCGGCTACACGCTCCGCGTCCCGACCGTCCACCGACTCGACGACTACCTCGGGTTGTGGCTCTACGAACCCTCTCGCTTTTTGGCGCAGTGGCAACGGCGCTCGGCGGACGACCTGTTTGCGCACGTTGCGGCAGCGCCCTCGCCGCGACCAACCTCGACGCTGGAGATGGTGCCGATCAAGGGCGACAAGTCGATCGCTGTTGTGTCTGCCGTTGGCACGCTGATGAAACAAGCCAGCTCCTTCGGGGGCACCTCGACGGTGCAACTGCGGCGGGACATTCGAGCGGCGGCGAACGACCCGAACATCGCCAGCATCCTAATGCGGGTCGATAGCCCTGGGGGGACAGTGGCGGGGACGGCGGACCTCGCGGCGGACGTAAGAGCGGCCCGCAAAAGGAAACCCGTGTGGTCGCACATCGAAGACCTCGGCGCGAGTGCCGCGTACTGGTACGCCAGTCAAGCGGACGCCGTCTACGCGAACACGGGTACGGCGCTCATCGGATCGATTGGCACGTTCAACGTGATTTACGACGTGAGCCAGGCCGCGGAAAAGGAAGGCGTTCGCACGCTGGTCTTTCGGACCGGTCCCATGAAGGGTGTTGGCGTGCCGGGCGCGCCGGTCACGGACGATCAGGCGGCCGAGATGCAGCGGGTGGTGAACGAACTGCAAACACATTTCGACGCGGCTGTGCGGACAGGGCGGGGAATGTCCGCCAGCCAGTTGACCGCCGTTCGCTCGGGCGGTGTCTGGCCCGCGAGTGAAGCGGTCGACCTGAAACTGATCGACGGGATTCGCAGCCTGGACTCAACCCTGGCGGCGCTTGCCGTCGCCAAGTGACCACTAGTGAGGTACTCCGATGGAATTCGATTCATGGGTGGTCGCCAAGGGCTTCGACCCCACGACCTTGACGGACGGTCAGCGTCAATCCTTGCAGGCCGCGTGGCGCGCGGAACTGAACCCGCCGAAACCCGTGCCGGTCGTGCAATCTTCGGTCACGACGGGCGATCCTGGCCCCTCGCGCGACACGTTCGCAGAGAAGCTCGCCGCGATCGAGGCGGAGAACGACCGGCTGACGTACATTCGGGAAGCCTCAATTAAGGCGATGGAATCGCATGTCGGTAACGTCGAGAAGACCCGGCAGATTCGTGAGTTGTGCGAGTCCGCGGTGGCCGACCAAAAGATCGATAAGCGGTCCTTCGACCTGGCCTTGTTACGACTCGATCGGTTCGCGGGTCCGACGATCTTCGCGCCGTCCCAACCCGCGATGAACGACCGCGTATTGGAAGCCGCGATTTGCGTGACGCAGCGACTCGCGAACGTCGAAAAGAAGTTCGACGACCAGACGCTGCAAGCGGCCCATGCGAAGTTCAAGCGGGGCATCGGTCTTCAGGAATTGCTGCGGGTCGCGGCCGAACAGAACAACGGCTATCGAGGCTCGGGGCGCGACGTGGACGCGCTGTGCAAGGCGGCGTTCCGACCGCGGGCCGACGCGGGGTTCTACCCGCGGGCCGACGTGGGACCGTCCTCGATCAACGTGCCGGGCATTCTGGGCAATACTGCGAACAAGTTCCTGGCGGCGGGGTTCCTCTACGGTGAGCAGGCGTGGCGGGCCATGAGCCGCATCCGGCCCGCGAACGACTTCAAGCAGATGTCCACGTACCGGCTCACCGGCGCGAACAAGTTCGAGAAGATCGCGCCCGGCGGCGAGATCAAACACGGGTCGTTGTCCGAACTGACCTACACGAATCAGGTCGAGACTTACGGCAAGATGCTGGGAATCGACCGGCGCGACATCCGCAACGACGACCTGAACGCTTTCACCGGCGCCAGTGACGAGCTGGGACGGGGCGCCATTGATTCGCTGAACGAGGTGTTCTGGACCGAATGGCTTGACGACTCGACGTTTTTCCCGACGGACAAGAGCCTGCTCAACTACGACGACGGGGCTACGGACAGTGTCCTGTCGCTCGCCGGGCTCGAAAACGCGAACGCCCTGTTCGCGCTTCAGACCAAGCCCGATGGAACTCCGATGGGCGTGATGCCCAAGCTCCTGGTTGTGCCGTTCGCGCTGTGGGCGACCGCGAAGAACCTGATGAACGGCAGTATCACGGCGGCGGCGCAATCGACCGCGACCGTGACGGTGCTGAACATCTGGCAAGGGATGTTCGACGTGGTGCCGTCGGTCTACCTGCAATCGAGCGCGATCACCGGCTACAGCGCGACCGCGTGGTATCTGCTCGCGGACCCGAACAACGTCGCGGCGATCGAGGTGGCGTTCCTGGACGGGATCGAGTCGCCCACGGTCGAAACGAGTGAGTTCGACTTCGATCGGCTCGGGATCGCGATGCGGGCCTACATGGACTGGGGTTGCAACAAGCAAGAGTATCGCGCGGGCGTCAAGCTGAAGGGCGCGGCGTAACACGGGGGCTGAGTTCCAATACTTGCAAGAGGGCGGGGACGATGGCCAGCGTGCGACTACTCAAGGACCGCAAGGTCAGTGTCAATGGGCAAGAGATCACCCAGAAGGCGGGCGAGGTCGTTTCGACGCCGTTTTTCGTGGGTCGGGATCTGATCGCGGCGGGGCTGGCCGAATCGCCAACTGCGCCGCCCGCTCCCGCCCCGGCCGAGGTCACGGTCCCGCCCCCGGAGCCGCCCGTGCAACCATCGAAGGCCGCGAGGATGAAACCAACGGCTCCGGTCATCGAACCGCCCGCGGAGGACAAGCGGGGCGAGCCACCGATCGAACCATTGCAACCAGGGGTCTGATTCCACCGTCGGGGCGTCGGCCCCTTTAATCGGAGATTCACATGGCAGACGCAGTGAAACATCAGGGCAGTTCGGAGGTCATGGACTACACCCCGACGACCGCGATCGCGGTGGGTGAAGTGGTCCAGTTGTCGGAAGGTCGGGCGGCCGTTCACCCGGTCGCCGTGGCATCTGGTGCGAAGGGCGCGGCTGAAACCAAGGGCGTCTTTCTGGTCACGAAGACCGCGACGCAGGTTTGGATTCAGGGGGGTCCGATCTGGTGGGACCATTCGGAGAACGCGGCGACCTGCAATGAACCCATCGGGGCGGGCGACCGCGATTTCTACCTGGGCACGGCCTACGACGACGTGGCGAGCGCGACGGTGAGTGCCTACGTCTGCCTGAACGTCGAGCCCAGCTACATCATCGATTCGTCGCGCGATAACGGCGACCACAACGTTATCAAGACGGTCGTGGGTTCGACGACGGTCGAGGTGCCGAACATCCGTCAAATCGGCGGGATGATGGTCATGAATTTCGGCACGACGGCTGAGGCGCAAACGACGAGCTGGATTTCGGATCGCAGTTTCGCGGTTGGGTCCAACTGGGTCGCGGAAATCCTCCTGGAAGTCTCGACCGCACCGGATGCCGCGGCGGTCGATATCGACGTGGGCGTGGGGAGCGGGATCGGGACCACGGATTTTGAAGCGGTCGCGGCGTTCGCGGCGTTCCACCTGGATGGTGATGATCTGGTGATCGACGCACACAGCGACGACGGCACGACGGACGTGGCTCCGACTACTACGACGTTGAGTTGGGCGGCTGGGACGCCGGTCCGCCTGACGCTTGACGGCCGCGACCAGACGAACGTGAAATACTACGTCGATGGGGTGGAGGTGAACGAAGCGACCTCGAACATGGGCAAGCTGACGGCGGCGGCCGGTCCGCTGTTCGCTGTCCTCATGGCGGAGAAGACCTCGGACGATAGTCCGCTGGTGCTCAAGGCGCGGATCCGCGTGCGGACGATGCAGGAAGACGCCGAGCGGTAAGAGCGGTTCGGAGTGAAGTTTCCCACGGGCCGGGCGAGGGGGCACCCGGCCCGTGTTGTTGAGAGGCTAGCACCGTGGGCGCTCACAGCGGCCTGTACCGATCCGACGGGCAGATCAGCCTCATCGCGGCGGCGGCCGTGGTGGCGCTGGAGCTTCGCCAGTTGGCCGACGGACGCGCGGGCGCACGGATCAGCACGGCGGCGGCGGCGCAGAACGATACGACCGTGTGGAAGACCGACGGCCAATACACGATGCCGAAGGCGTCGGGCTACGAGCTACTTGACGGGCTGCCCGCGTATTGGGACCACTCCGCGGGGGTCGCGACGTGGCGCAAGGTCAACGACCGGGATTACTTTCTCGGGACGGTGGTCGGCGACGTGGCGAACGCGACGCTGACGTGTCTGATCGACCTGAACGTGCAGCCGGTGTGGGAAATCGACTTGCGGCAGGGTCTATGGACGAGCGAGGCGACGGACGGGCTGGGTGTGACCTCGCTGTTTGGCGGCGGAGTCAAGCTCGCGTTCGACGCGGTCGCGGAAGTAGCCCAGGCGGCGCTGTACTCTGAGCGGACGCTACCGATCGCGTCGAACCCGATCATGATGGTTCGCTTCGCGGTGGTCGACAACGGCGACAACGCGGCACTCGACATTGACATTGGTCTGGCGATCGGCTCCCACGCGACCGATTTCGAGGCGATCACGGAGTTCGTTGCGTTCCATCTCGACGGCGACACGTTGGACCTCGACGCGCACAGCGACGACGGCACGACGGATGTCGCTCCGACCGACACGACCGTGAACCTTGTCGAGGGAACCTACGTCGAGGTGTGGATTGACGCGCGGGTTCCGACGGCGATCAAGCTCTACGTCGACGGGGTGAGAGTGCTGAGCGGCACGACGTTCACGCTCGGCGCCGCGACGGGACCGGTGAAGGCGATCCTTCACATGGAGAAGACGAGCGACGACACGCCAGCGGAATTACGGGTCGTCGAGTTGAAGGTGAAGACCTCCGAGCAGTGAGGTGAGGCGTGGGGCTCCTGGCCAACGCGATGGACTGGCTCAGCCAGACGCACGCGGACAACGAATCCGTCGAGGTGTCGTATCTTCGTGCTGGATCGTCGGCCGTCACGGTTGCCGCGTGTGTCGCCGAGCAGTCCGAGGAAGTGGCGACGGGCAGTCACTCGCCCCCCGCCCGCGCGGAAAACCGATGGCGATCGTACTTCATTCGTGTTGACGACCTGGTCGCGGCGGGGGTGAGCGGCGTTCCGCTCGTCTCGGACCGGATCACGGAGACGCTGAACGGGGTCGCGAAGACGTTCGAGCTGGTCAAGGGCAGCGACAACCGCGCGTACGAGTACAGCGACGCGGAGCGCACGACGTATCGGGTGTTCTGTCGGCCAACGGGGTGAGATGTGGCTTACCCTGTCGAGGACCACTGGTGGCTGGCCAACTTACTGTGGGGTCACCGGGCGATCTGGAACGGTCCGAATCTCCTTTGGCCCGAACCGGAAGTGTGGCAAGGGATCGCGGCGGACCTCGAAGCGATCTTCTGGCCGGGCGACAACTGGTCGATGTTGAATGCGTTACTCGCGAACTTCTCGACGGTGCGATTGATCGGCGGTCGGGTGACGACGGACCCACTGTTGAGCGCGCGGGCCGACGAGGTGTCGGGCGACGGAGTGACGAGACTGCGGGACGTGGTCGGGGCGACGGTGGGGACGACGGTACTGGTGGACGCGAGTCGGTATTCGCAAGTGCCTTATGCGATCAGCCATGAGCGGGCTCATGCGCTCGACGCGATCTTCGGGCTTACGGACCACCCCGACACGGTCGCGTTTTTCGGGGAGCGGAAGCCCGTGGAGCCGTGGGCGCGGGCGTTCGCGCGGGTCGTGAACGGGATCGTGTGGTCGCCTGCGGAACTGGATTTCGTGACGCGGTCGCTTCGGTCGCGGGGGTTGATTTGATCGTTCGCCCGTTGGGAGGGACGCTGATGCTGACCGCAACGCAACTAGCAACGCTCAAGGCTCACGTCGCCGCGAACACGAACACGATCCCGGCCGGTCAGCCGTGGTCGGGATCGTTCGTCGATGTCGCCGTGAAGGACGTGCCGAACAACTCCGATGGCAACGCGGCGGTCGCGGGCTGGTATGGGCTCACGGCCGCGCCCGCGTTCAAGGTGTATCGACAGTCGGTGCCGATGTCCGAGATCATGCTGAACGGGTTCAACTGGACGCGGGTGGACAATCTCTCCATCGGCAAGGCTCGCATCTGGGACTGGATGTTCAACGCCGACCCGTTCGGCCACACGATCGATCCGAGCAAGGCTAATATCCGTGCTGGGATCAACGCGGTTTGGGTAGGCACGCAAGCGGACCTCGACGTTCGCGCGGCGGTTTACCTGCACTGTTTCCGTGACGCGAAGAACGGGGAGACGGTGTTTGCCAGTGGCGCTGGGACTGCTGCCGATGCTACCGGCGAAGGGCCGGGAACCACGACGCTCACCGAGCCAATCACTGCTCAGGACGTGAACAGCGCTTTGAACCTTTCGTGAGGTAGACTGTGGCTGACCGCAAGATTGCATACGGCACCTCGACAGCGCTTGTGAACGCGATCGAAGCGTTGGCCACGTCATCCGCGTGGCTCGCGGGTTTTGAATCGGCGGTCGTGGACAACTCGACCAATAAGTACCTCGATTACACATTCGAGGGGAAGGTCACGGTCGGCACGACGCCGACGATCAACACCGAAATCCGAATCTACGTGGTCGCGTCGTTCGACGGCACGACCTGGCCGGACGTGTTCGACGGCACAACCGGTGCCGAGACGGTCACCAGTGAGGGCGTCCGGGACGGGTTCGCGAAGCTCGCGGCGGTGCTGCGCGTGGACGCGACGACATCCGACCGCGTTTACCCGTTCGCGTTCTCTGTGGCGTCACTCTTCGGCGGCGTGTGTCCGGCGAAGTTCGCACTGTTCACGGCTCACAACACGGGCGTGAACCTGAACGCGACGGGCGGCAATCAGGTGTTCAACTATCGAGGCGTGTACGAGACGATTGGCTGATGCACGTCAACTACGATCACCCGGTCAACTGGTCGCACCCGCTGAATCAGGGTCGGGTCGTGTGGTATTTGAATCTCCCTGGCTGGGCCGGGAGTCGGACTCAGGTGGATTTGTGCCAGCGGTTTCCGGCCGTCGCGAATGGTGGCTGGACGGGCGGTGTGGGTTCGCCGCTTGGCGGGCTGGGGATTGGTTTCGACGGTAGCAACGACAACCTGACGGTTGGAAATCGCGCGGGGCTCAGCGTCACGGGTGACCTGACGATCGCGGCGTGGATCTATCCGACTGCGTCCCCGAGCGGGACACACTTCGGAATCTTCACCAAGGGGCCAATCGGCACCGAAATCACGTACTCACTGGTGTTGATAAACGTCAGTCGGGCGCCGCGACTGGCCCGCTGGAATTCCGGATTGGGTCTGGCTGAGGTGACCTCCGCAACTTCGATCGCGCTCAACACCTGGACGCGGGTCGGCGTCACTGTCGTGGGCACAACCGCGACGTTCTACTTGAACGGGAAGGCGGGAACGACAGGCACCACACGGAACCCGGCGGCGGCGAACACGGCATCCCTCGAAGTCGGCGGCAGCTCGAATGGGAACAACTTCTGGTACACGGGGTCACTCGACGATGTGTCGCTGTGGAATCGCGGACTGAGTGCGTCCGAGATGAACGACGATTACCGATTGGGGTTGGCTCGGTACCGGACTTCGCCAAGCCCGCTGAACTTCGTGCGCCCCTCGGCGCTCGGGTCTGTGAGTGGCGTGGGACTTTCTCGCGCCCGACTCGTAAATGCGGGGGCGACGGGATCGCTGAGCCGCGCGGCGATCGTCAACGCGGGGGGTGGCTGATGCGACTTCTGAAGCAATCCACTACGCGCGACGTGATGGTCTTCATGGCTCTGGCCTCCGATCACGTCACCGGGGCCACGGGCCTCACGCTGACGATCACCGCGTCCAAGAACGGCGGCGCCTTCGCGTCGATCACTCCCACCGTGACGGAGCGGGGCAACGGCTGGTATGCGTTGGCGCTGACGGCTACCCATACTGACACCGCAGGTGATTTTGCTTTGCATGTCACGGGGACGGCGGCCGACCCGGCGGACCCGCTCTTTCACGTCGTGGCGTTTGACTTCGCGGATGCGGTGCGACTCGGATTGACGGCGCTGCCGAACGCGGTAGCTGGTGCGGCGAACGGACTCCTGATTCTCGGGAGCAATACGACCGTCTCAACGGGCCTGGTGATTGCGAACACGGACGCGAACAACCCAGCGGTCACGATCACGAGCACGCAACATCGCGGGCTCGCCATTACCAGCGATGCGTCGCACGCGGTCGCTCTGACGGGAGTGCGTTCCGCGATTTTCGCCACGTCGGGCGCGGCGTTCGACACGATCGACCTCGTCAAGGGCGTGGGCCGGGGCACGATCGACGGCGACCTGACCGCGCCTGACGAAGCGACGGGAGTGCCGACGACCCTGTCGGGCATGCTACGCCGCGCGTGCGAGCGGTTCGGTCGCAACAAAAAGGTCCGCGTCCGCACCGACGCGACGACGGCGGTCGTCTCGCTCCGCAACGCGGCCGACGACGGCAACCTGGAGCAGTGGACGCAGAGCGTTACCACCGGGACGAATACCGACACCCAGACCGCGGGGGCGTAAGCCGTGGCCGCGATCGACGCCTACTTCGTCCTCGACGACTTCGCGTTCCCGACGCCGTCGCACGCGATCACGCCTGACCCCGGCGATGCGCGGGTCATCCAGCTTTGCGACGCGGTCGTCAGTGCGATCACGGACGCGCTTGACCCGAGTGACACGACGACGGTCGCTCGCTGCTACCTGCCCGAGATTGATCCGGAGACGCTGAGCGGGCGGCATGTGCGAGTCTTCCCGCTCGACTACAGCCAGGCGGGGATCGCGACGCGCGGCCTGGATACGAACCAGTACGGCGTCGGGATACTCGTTGTCGAGAAGTACACAGCGCAGGTTGACATCGCGGCAACGACGGCGGATGCGTGGACCGATGTGCGGGTCAAGTGGGTCCAGGACTACATCTTCGACCTGCTCGGCACCGCGCGAATCGACGACATGACGGCGGCGCTGCTCGCGGAAGATACCTGGCCGGAGACGGGCGAGGTGGCCAGCGTGTACGACGCCGAGATGCTGCGCGAGCACAAGCTGTTTTGGAGTGAATCCGCGTTCGCGTTTCGGCGCGACGAATAACCACGGGGAGGGACGCACATGCTGCTGGCGATCAATGCGGGAGCTTACCTCAATACCGGGACTTACGGAACGCCGACGTGGACCAGTATTGCCGCGATTTTGAACGACGCAATGCTCGACATCAGTTGGGACGAAGCCCAGATTCCGACTCGCGCCTCGAAGGTCAAGAAGGGCGGCAAGACGCTCGCGGATGTGCCGTTCACGTTCAAGCTCAAGGAAGACCTGACGGACACGAACTTCTTGCTGTTTTGGGCGGCTCTGATTTCCAACACGACGGTTGTTGATCTGCTCATTCTCAACGCGGCCAACACCGTGAACGGCGCGCGGGGGGTGCGGGGTGAGTTCAACATCATGTCGAACTCCGAACCTCAGGGGCTCGCCGACGGCCTGGTGTACGACCTCACCGCGAAGCCCGCGGACACGGCGAACCAGTTTAGTACGGCAGTCGTGGCGAGTGGCGCTCCGGTGTTCACGGCGTTCTAAGTGGGCCAGCCATGCCGGGCGTCAGCGACTTCAAGAAATCGTTCTTCGACCGCGCGGCTGTTACGTCGAAGGTGGACGCGGCGACGCGGCGCGTGCTGTCGAAGATGGGCGCATTCGTCCGGCGGCGGGCGAAGTCGAGCATTCGCAAACGCAAGAAAGTGTCGGCGCCGGGGCAACCGCCGAGCAGTCACGTCGGCACGTTGAGGAATCTCTTGTTCTTCGGGTACGACTCTGGGACCAAGACCGTGGTCGTCGGTCCCGCGGCTTTCGAGCGGACACGACTGCTCGGCGGCAAGACCACGCCGGAGACGCTGGAGGAAGGCGGCGTGGTCCCGAAGGTGGAATACCAGTTATCCAGCGGCTTGTGGGTCAGTCGCAACTCGCCGCTGTTGAAGGATCGGGACCAGCGCGGCGCGAGCGGGAAGCTCCTGACGCGCGATCAGCGGAAGATCGTCGAGGCCGACGTGAGCGGCCGACCCAAGCGCACGCTCACGCCGAAGATCGCGGCCCGACCGTATATGGGTCCAGCCTACCGCGCCGAGTTGCCGAAGTTCGCGCAGATGTTCAAGAACTCCGTAACGAGGTGATGCCAGTGGCGAAGTTCATGGATCGGTCGGGCAATGAGTGGGTGTTGGAACTGACCGTCGGCGACCTGACGCGGGCACGGGTTCACGCGGAAGTGAACTTCGGAACCGTGCTCACGAACATGGCTGAGTTGGATGGACTGCTCTACGGCGACCTGGAAAAGTTCGGGCGGTTGATCTGGACACTGGTCGAGAAGCAAGCGGAGAAGATTGGCCTGACACCGGAGCAGTTCGCGGACGGGTTCGACAAATCGACGATCGACGCGGCGCGCTTAGCCGTCATGGATGCTATCGCGGATTTTACCCAGCCCCTGGAGACGGCGGCGGAAAAGAAAGCCGCGATCCGGGGGCTGATGAAAGCGGCGGATCGGGCGATGGCGGCGAAGATCAAGGCGGCCGCGTCGGAGATGTGGAACGGTACTGCTGGGAACTCGCTGGCATCGCCGGAGTCGACGCCGGCCCCCGCACCCTCCGCGAACTGACCTGGATGGCGGAGGGTGCCGAGCGGGCGCGGTGGGGGCATACGGCGCGACTCGGGCAGTGCGTGTTCATCGCGATGACGGGGAAGCAGCCGGACGCGAAGGTCATCGCGCCGGCGTGGGTGTTCGGGCAGCCGGCCGCGAGGGCCGAGGTGGCGAAGAAGTTGACGCCGGAGATGGAGGCCAAGGTGTGGGATTTGTGGATGGGCAGCCTGGGGTTGCCAGTGCCAATAGTCGAGGATGAAGCGTGTCATTAGCGGGCGGTGGTTCTGGGGGCGGGAGCAACGCGATTCGCGCCGGCAGAGCGTTCGTTGAGCTGTTCGTCAAGGACAAAATTACCGGGCCTCTCGGCAGGATTGGGAAGGGATTCCAGTCGTTCGGGTCGAAGCTCACGATGGGCGGCGGCGCGCTGATGGGGTTGGGAGCGAGTGTCCTCGGCCCGGCGATCGCGGGTGTGAAGTCGATGCTGGACCACTTTGGCGACATGCAGGACGCGGCGGACCGGCTGAGTTCCACGCCCGAGATCGTGAGCGCTCTGGGCTACGCGGCGGACCAGTCGGGCGCTTCTCTTCAAGACGTGGAAATCGCGGCGAAGGGAATCTACAAGACGCTCGCGGCGCAGGGGAAGACGGGTGGCGCGCTCGACGAAGAGTTCCTCAAGCTCGCGGAGGCGCTCGACGCCATCGAAGATCCGGCGAAGAAGTCAGCGCTTGCAATGGAGGTGATGGGCAAGTCGGGACTGAAGATGCTCCCGATGCTGAAGGGTGGCCGGGCGGGATTGGAAGCCTTGTTCGGCAAGGCGGCGAAGACCGGGAGTATCGTCACGAGTGAGAACGCGGCGAAGGCGGAAGCGGCGGGGGATGCGCTCAATGACATCTGGCTCACGTTCAAAAATACGCTGCTCATCACGGCGGCTTCGATCCTTCCCTTTGAAAGTTCCATCCAGTCCATCACCGAGAAGATCGTCGAGGCCGGGGGCGCGACTCGCCAGTGGATCACGGACAACGCGGGGCTCATCGTCGGCATCGGGGCCGCTGCGGCGGGTGGGTTCACCCTTAGCGCGGCGGGCGTCGTGGCGGGGATCGGAATCACGGCGTTGGGAACCGCGATCGGTGCCGTATCGACTCTGCTCGGGTTGGTGCTGTCGCCGATCGGCCTGACCGTGCTCGCGGTGGGTGGACTGACCGCCGCGTTCCTGACGCTGACGCCCGAAGGACGTGACGCTGCCAGCGCAATCGCCGCTTACTTCACGGACAGCGCCGCGACCTTCGCGACGACCTGGGGCGGGATTCAGGACGCACTGAAATCGGGTGACCTCGCGCTCGCGGGTCAGATCGCGATGGCGGGTCTGAACGTCGAATGGATTCGAGGGATCAACAAGTTGAAAGAGGGGTGGTCCGCGTTCGGCGAGCACTTCGTCGAGGGCTGGCACGACTCGATGTATTTGGTGAAGCAGACCACGTTTGACGGTATGGAGAAGATGCAGTCCGTTTTCAAAGAGAAGTGGTCCACGATGCTGCGGATCTCGGCGGCGGGATTTTCCCTGTTCGATTCCGAGATGGCAGACAACCTACGGTTCCTTGCGGACGCGAACGAGACGAACCCGGAATTGTTGCGGAAGTCAATCGGCGAGGCGCGTTTTGCGACTGACCGTGAACACGATGCCAAGAAGGATGAGAGAAAGGCGAAACGGGAAGCCGACCTCGCGAAGGCACTGGCGGAACTAGACGCGGCGAAGGCTCGCTTTGCGGCGTTGAACGCAAAGGCCGACGCGGCTGCGGACCTCGCGCGGTGGATCGACGAGCAGAAGAAGATGGGACCGCCAAAGCCCGAAGGTCGGCCGGGTGGCGACCCGCTCGCGGAGCTTGGCAAGCAGATGAGCGCGGGTCTGACACGGTCCATGTTTACATCCGGCGGTTTCGCGGCGCAGGCGGCGTCGATGCACAATCCCGTCGTCAAGGCCGTGAAGGACGGCAACGACCTCGCGGCGCAAGGACTCGTCAAGCAAGACGATTTGAACAGGCTCATGGAAAAGGCGATCCGCCAGAAAGCGAGGCTGGGTCCGTGAGCCTGACGCGCATCACCGAACTGGCCGACTCACGGGCGTTTAATTTCGACGCGGCCGACGGGTCCGCCACGTTCAAGTACATGGCGCTCGTCTCGTCCGACGACACGAATCCCGAGGACACGATCTACGATCGGCTGGCGACCGACGACACGCTCACGACAGCGATCACGCCGCGGGTCTGGAACAATCTCGTCAAGGGGTCGCCGAGCGCCACCCCGCTTGGCGGCGGGTTCTACTCGGCCGAGTTGCGGTACTTCACGCCGCAGGGAGGTGACGCGCCCGACCCCGGCGCCACGTACCCGCCCGGTGGTCCGCCCGCGCCGCCAACACCGACAGCGCCCTCCGACTCGACGCCGGTTTCGGCGGGCGGCGCGAACGGTGGGTGGACGCTTGAAATTGGCGGCGAGCCGTTCCGCATCCTCAAGAGTCTGGAGACGATTTCCAGGACGGGGTTGCTCGGTAGTGACCCGCCCAACTTTCACGGGCTCATCAACGTGGACGGCAAGGGCGAGCCGCAGGGCATCGACGTAAGCGTTCCGAAGTGCGAGTTCATCGTGACGAAGCGGTTCCCCATACTGACGTTTGGGTTCTACAAGACCATCCGGTCGCTCTACGGGAAAACGAACGACAAAGTGTGGTACGGGTTCAAGAAATCCGAAGCGCGGTTCATGGGCGCGTCGATTTCACTCGGCGAGGATGGCCAAATCAACGCGGTGTTCCGGTTCGAACTCGATGAAGAAGAGGGGCCGGAAGACCTCATTATCGAGGAAGGGCTGGAGGTTCCGCTGCGGCCGGGCCATCACCTGTTGTGGTTCAAGTACGGCGACTTCGAGCAGGCGGGGCCGCCGGTTCGTAAGGTGCCGCGAGTTCTCGCGGCCTACGTCGAGCGGATTTTCAAGGAGGGTGATTTCGCCCTCCTTCAACTAGGCGAGTAGGAGCAACGTCATGATCGCGAAAAGTTGTACTAGCGTCGGTGGCGAGTTCGTCGTCACCGTGGATGGCGAGCCGGGGGAGGTTCGGTTCCCGGTTGGCACGCCCATCGTTGCCAACGGCGTGCTACTTAGGAACGCGGTCGCCAACCTCCCGAACTGGTTGAAGACGCTCGCGACGCCGGGCAAATTCAAGGCGCCCGACACGGGGGAAATCATTGAGGTGCTGCCCTCCCCCTCGCGGCTGACGCTGACCACGGACGACGACGGCAAAGTAACCGGAGTACGATTCGACCAGTGATGGCCGACCCGCTAGCACCGGTCACGCCTGACGACCCCGTTCCGGGGGCGCGGACGTTCAACGCCGTGCTCCGCGCGTGCCGATCGGTCCGCGAGGGCAAGCACGACCCGCTCGCGAACCCGCGAACCAACCAGCAAGAGCATCGGCTGATTGTCGCGGTGAAGAACAGCGGGAGCGCGCTGGCGCCGCTGGCGATCGTGCGAGCGACGGGGACGCCGCTGACGCTGAGCACCGACTACTACAACGTGGACCGCAGCCCAGCACTTACCGTCGCGGCCCCGGCGGCGGACACGGATTACCCGCTCGTGATCCTCGACGGTATC